CGCTGGAAACACAGATGAACATACATCTGGTTGCTTAATTGTAGGAGAAACACAACAAGATTTAGATATAAGTGATGATGGGTTTATAGGACATTCAGGCAAAGCGTACTCAAAACTATACAATAAGGTGGCAAAAGAGTTGTTACTTGGTAAAAAAGTAACCATAGAGTACACAACAATAACTAAGTTACTAGAAAAACCTGCATCAAATGCTTCTACTGATGATGTAGTACTAGCTAAAACAGTTATGGAAAAACTAGAAGAAGTCAATGGTAATGTCTTAGTGGGAAATGCTATGTTGAAAGGCAGGATAATAAGATAATGTTTGATAGAATTAAAAGAGCAAGAGACAAAGATGGTAAGTTCAAAAAGGATTTATGGTGGACACCTTGGTCAGAATCGTGGGAGTATAAAATGAGTGAAGAACTCAAAGATATGATTGAGCGTACAGCTTGGACCTTCATTGAAGCGTTCATAGGTGCATTAACAGTTGCTCCATTAGTTGGTGTAGAAGCTGAAACACTTCAGTTAGCTGCATTAGCTGGTGGTGGTGCTGCACTTGCAGTCATCAAGACATACGCTAAAAAACAAATAACTAAGTAATAGATTTTGTCACTCCTTTGTAGTAAACTGTCAATGACAGGGCAAAGGAGGACAAATGTCCAAAAAAACTACACCTGAAGAGTGGGGTAACAACTTCTATAAGTCAGGTTGGAAACCTGGCGTAGATATTAATGACCAAACTGGGCAAGGTGAAATCACACATGTTGGAACAGACCCAAACTACAACAATAAGTTTGATGAAATTCTAAAACAATGGGGGTATGACCCTAAATTATACGAAATTGAGGGTACAGTTAGGTCATCTTCATGGCAAGTTCAACTGAAAGGTGGGAGAACTGAGACATTCTTTGCCTTTAAAGGGCTTGTAAAGAAGAAAAGACCTGGACATGACAGGTATTTCCAAGCATTATTCAAACAAGCAGGTAGAAAACCACCATTAAAACTTAAAACACATGGAGGTGATACTGCTTTTTTGTTTTTTATGGCTGACTGGCAGCTAGGTAAGAAAGATTATGGCGTTGAAAATACCATTAAGCGCTACGATATAGCCCTACAAGATGCAGTAAATAGAATTAAGGAACTGCGTAAGGCAGGTGTCCAGATAGATGAGATATATATGATTGGACTAGGTGACCTTACAGAAAACTGTTATGGTTTTTACGATAGCCAACCTTTTAACATTGAACTAACAATGATAGAACAGTATGCGTTGGCTAGGTCTATGATGATGAAAACAGTTGAGACATTCTTACCACTTGCAGATAAATTAATTTTGGCAGGCGCTCCAGGTAATCATGGTGAGGCTTCTCGTTCACAAAAAGGTCAAGTTGTTACTAACAGATTAGATAACACAGATACTATGCACTTGCAGATATGTGAAGAGATAATGAAAGCTAACCCTGAGAGATATAAAAAGGTATCTGTTGTAGTTCCTGATGGCTTTCATCAAGTTATGACCATCAAAACTATTCCATGTGCTTGGACTCATGGTCACATGACTGGTTTTAGTGGAGGTAATCCTGAAACTAAGATAGAAAACTGGTGGAAAGGTCAGATGTATGGCTTTTTACCTGCAAAAGATGCACAAATTCTTATTACAGGTCATTACCATCACTTTCGTGCAAAGCAGCAGGGAGATAGGACTTGGTTTCAATCACCTAGCTTAGATAAATCCTTAGACTTTACTGCTAGAAGTGGTATGTGGTCGCACCCTGGTGTGCTTACCTTTACTGTTAATAAAAAAGGTTGGGATAATTTAAAAATATTATAAAGGTAATGTTTTAAACTTTTTCTCTTGACCTTTGAAGTCTTTCTCGTGATAAGTTTCGTATTCCTCTATGCTATCCCACATCTGTAGCACTTCCTCAAAAGAATACCACTTGACCTCTTTAGTTTTTCTGTTGACATAAGTCAAACCAACTTTAACTTCAGGATAATCTTTTGCTCTGTCATACATCTCTTGTAGTTTATCCATATCAGAGAACTTTATTTTCTTTGTACCTTTAACCTCTGTCAGAAATAACTTATCTTTCCTGTTAAAGATGTAATCAGGAATAGTTATTATGTCTGTGTAATACCAAAAGTAATTAATACTATGTTCCCATGGGCTAGTTGCTGCTTTTAACCAATCTTTTTGTTTTACTAGCCCTAAGTCTGTAAGGTGTTGCTCAAAAATGTCCTCTGCTTTTTTACCAACACCACCTTCTACCCTGTCGTTGTACTCCATTTTGTTGAAGTCCATTACTCTTCCTCTGTTGTTTCTGGTATCCAAGTCATAGTAAAGTTAGGTGTAATTGCAGTTAGCATAACCTTTCCACCTGCTATTTGTACAGAATTTGCATTAAACAATACATTTCCATCATCACCCTGTCTTGTTAGTAGTTCGTGCAACAACATAGGAATTGTTGCTTTACTTATCATTACATCAATCATTTTTTCTCCTTTTATTTCCTCTCTTGTTTAACTTAACCCATACATCATAGTCAAAATTAAAATGGTAGTTCAGTTGTTCTAGCTCCCTGCTCTTTTTCTCTGAGTAAGGCATTACATGTCCTCCATTCCCATTTGTATGGGTTATTGTCATCTTGTAGTTTATATCTCTGTCCACAATATAAATTACCTTTGCTGTCTGTGTACATTACTTTATCTTTATTCTTACAAAGATAAGATGCTTTACACTTTCTATCAGGCTCAGGTGGTATATCAAAATTGTAGTTAGGATATTTTTCTTTTAATTTTTCTTTAAGTTTCTTAACATTAAAGAGTTCCCCTGCACTTTCTAACTCCATAATTAAGATGGGTCTTTGAGTGTCCAATCGCCATCTGTGTCAATCCAATCAAAGATATTTTTCTTTGTTGCATTACCACTAGCTAAGAAATCCTTAGCTTTCTTTACAAGCTCTGTCTGTCCATCATCAGTAGCTTGTGCAACTTTATCATTAAATGTTTTAAGCTGCTTGTCTGTAGGTGGCTCTTGTTCCCATGCTCCACTTGGTATGTCTGTCATTTCATCTCCTTTTGTTTCATCTTGTACAGGTTGTGTATCAAACACAACATCAAGAATATTTTCATCATCTAATAACACTTCAACTCTATTTAAGAATTTGTCCATGTCTTTACTTGTCCAGTTATTTACATCATCACTTACTTCAGTTGCATTAACCATATCTTTATATACTTTAGTCTTTACTTCACCCATTTTCTTTGCGTTAGGTATCATCTCTTTAAGTATTGTATTAAGTTGGTCTGCTACTGATTGTTTTGTAGCTCCAATGTCCTCTGCAAATTTGTTAGCACTTTCATTAGTTGTAACTGCTACTTCTTTTGCTGTTGGGCTAGGTTTATTTGGCTTTGGTTTTGGTTTTGGTGGAGGTGCTCCATCATCATCATAGAAATCATCAGTTCCACTCCATAACTCTACTCCTAGTCCTGCTCTCATACTTGCTCTCTTAAATGCGTCACTCTCTGCAAGTTTAAGACACTCACCTAATGTTGCTCTTGCTAAAGCTGGTGCTTCAACATCTCCTGCACCTTGGTAAACTAAACCATCAATAGTTAATTTACCAATCGCACCTACAATCTTGTTATCTATAATGATTGGCTCAAACTCCCACTCATACTTTACATCACAGTCTCGTAGTCTCTCTACATAAACTGCATGATTAACAAACTTCCCAAACTTTCCCTTTGGTGGGTCTTGTACAACCTCCTCTGGAAAAGGTGCAAGAAGTTTCTTTTTAGTTTCTTTATTCATTATTCCTCCTCTGTCTGTGTTGCCTGATATATTGCAAATACTCTTTGTCTAGTAATTTTTAGTATCTCTGCAATTTTTATCATGGATAGACCATTATTGTAAGCATGTAAGACAATTTCTTGTCTTTGCTCTAACAAACTATCTAAGTTGTTTTGATTGTGGTCTATCTGTTGCTGCAAGTTTTCTAATGTTAGTTCTATATCTTTTACTTGTATCATCTATCCTCCTCATCTAAGTATTCGTATATATCTTTTTGTAGCTCATCTATAAAAGCAACTGAATCATTACTTAACTTCACATATCTAAATGGTATGTTTTGATAGATATGTATTGCTGATAAGATAACAATTAACACTAACCCAGTTGTTGCAATTATTAATCCTATAATAAGTATAGGTATCCAATATCCTATCTCCATTATTCCTCCTCTTTAAAATTAGTCTTTAACATTTCTGACATCTTTTTAACATAGTCTTTACGCATTTCCTCTATCTTTATTACAATGCTTTCTAGTTCAGTAGTACTAACTGCTGATTTAAACTCCTTATTATTTTGATTAACAAACTTAATATCAACAAAATAAATATCTCCCCATGTCAAATAGATTTCTCCCTCTACATTAGGAGTATAAAGTTCAATACCTCCACGCTCTTTATGTATTTGTCTTGCTATCCAACTTGCATAATTTATATCGTGCTTGTTTAATATATTTTTTATTCCATTAAAGCCATAATCAGTAGCAACTAATTCTTTTTTATTCATTATTCCCCCAATATTGCCCCTGTATCTATAAGATACTGTCTTAGCTTTTTACTTTGTTTTTCATTTAATAAATCAACTAAAAAATTATATCTATCTGTCATGATGTAATCTTGTTGTTGAAATCTCCATTTATCAACAAGCCTGTCATGTAGCTCTTCTAGTTCTTTTAATATTTCATCAGAACTAAAACTATGACTAGCGATTGAGTTAATAAATCTAGTTATACCTAGTTGTAACTCTTCGCTAAGCTCTCCTAATCTATTATTTATTTCTATTTTAGTTTTCATTATCCCTCCTCTGTTAATAACCATGTACATAGATTACTATGTTTATATCTGTTTGCAAGTCATATAAAAGAAAAACCCCCTGGGGCAGCAGAGGGCTTTCCTTCGTATCGTATAACTAAGGGGAGTTATACAGTTGTTCTAGGTTTTGTAAAACATAAACTCAAATTATCTTTAAGTTTTTTTTGTAAATCATACATTAAAGAATTATGCACCTGTGTTGATATATAAGCTAATTCATAATCAGTAAGTTCAATACCATTAGGTAAATTCTCTTTAATTTCTTTTTGTATTATCTCTGTTGTTTTCATTATTCCTCCCCTTAGTTTTGGCTTTATCTTTTATAAAGCTCCTAGAGGATACCTGTTAAAATATCCTCCTAGAGTTTTACTAGATACCACTTGCAAGTTTTGTTGCTTGTTCTCTCTCTAGTTCTAATTTATATTTAGCAACTTGACTTGCTTGAATAAATCTTCCACCATCAAAGTTTTTATTGAACTGTGAAAATGTTTGAACTAAATCATAAACAAGGGCTAGTAATGTTGATAGAGCATACCATTTTTCTTGATAAGTTGCCTCACCATTAAAAATTACTAATGCTCTATACTCTAGGTTATTTGCAATTTCTT